CCCTCCGATCAGCGCCAGCACGGCGCGGGCGAGTTTGTGGTAATATCCTTTCTCCAGGAGAGCGAAGGAGTTCTTGCGATTATCGTCGGCCAAAAATATTGCTTTCGATATCTCCTCCTCGCTCGGCAGCGCCGGGGCCGGTGATGCCGGGGCGGCGGGTTCCGACCACGTGGAGAGGATGGCACGGCCAGCCTTGATGGCCGTCAGAACGTCTGGATGATTGTCAGGGCAAGCGAAGCGCACGGCGCTCGATATCACGAGGGACTGACGGTCGATCTCCCGCAGCGCCTCCCGTGCCGCGTCCCGCTCTGCGCGGAGGGCGTCTAGTGTAGCGGCCTGAAATGTGCGCAAGTGATCAGCAAGATAGGTTTTGACCTGCATCCGGTTTGCGTCGTTGACGCTAAGTCCATCGAACATCTGCTGAAGCATGTGCTCGGCGCGCTTATCCGCATCATCAATGTTCTCGCCGTTTAGTCGACGGCAGAGTTGTCCGACATCGCGCAAGTGATCGATCTCGGCGGCTTGGGCGTCTCGCTCCTTGACCAGCGCGCGGATGGTGGAGTGGGCATCACGAGAATCAGAGTCACTGCGGACCATCAACCGGCCCATAAGCTCCGCCACATCGGCGATGACCGGCGGGGCGGGCTCGCGCTTGAGGGCGCGGATGCGCTTGGCCATCGCGCGGCAATGGTTGGCCATGCCAGGATCGCGAATCTTGTTGTAGTGCTGTGCCCAATCGTCGAGGATATGCGCCGCCGCCTCGATCGCGTCGTTGTGCTCGCTCATTGTTATACCCCGCACATCCCCATGCATTCGTTTCGGAAGCCGCCGGTATCGGTGAACAAGTCGGATAGGTCGACTTCTTCGAGTCGCTGCAGCGACCGATGAAGATACATCGGGCGCGTTCCGGCGCGCGTGGCGGTCTCAGGCGCGCCGTCCGCGATCAATCGATCGACGTCCACAGCGAGACGCCAATCCGCGGGCCGCTCGTCGCGCATCTGGCGCCATCGTGCATTCTCTGTCCACGGACAGAAGACGCAGGCGCTCTTCGGGGGGACTGGATACCCATTGTCGATCAACCATCGCTCGCATTGCTGGCGAGTGACCTGCTTTTCCAGCAATGGCCAGCGATTGCGTATCCAGGCATGCCCGCTGTCCGATTGCCGCTCGCGCTCGTCCCAACTGATGCCGATCCATTGCTCGACCAGGATAGGAACAGGATCGCGCGGACCAATCCCGAGCGCATGCCGAAACGACTGTCCCGGGCTAAAGCCGACCATCTCTCGCACCTTGGCGTGGATGGGCTCGATCTTGAATTCAGTTGTGCATTGTCGCACTACCGGCGCCGCTCGCCCATCCTCAGCGAGGAGGAACACAGGGATTGATGCCCATCGCTCACCACGGCGCATGCGCTCAATATTCTCAATGATGCTGCCTGCCGTGACGCGGTGAATCGGAAACGGAAGAACGTTGGGCGAGCCAAGCCAATCAAGATGCTCGTAAACAGCGGCGGGTTCGGCCTGCGTGTCGGCGAAGATCGCGCAGTCCGGCATCGGGCCGATCTCGCCTTGCGCCGCCATTAGCGCCAGGGTGGTGGATTGCACCCCGGCGCCGAGAGATAGGACTCGCAATCGCGGCTCATCCATTACCCGGCTCCTTCTTCATGCGCGCGATGGCGGCGGCGTTCTCTGCCCTGCTCCGCGCAAGATCTTCCGTATGTGCTTCCGCGCCCCATGGCCATTGCGCTGGGGCAGCCTTGCACATCACGCGCTCATGCTCGGGGCGGCCGGAATTGAAGCGCTCCGATTGCTCGTTGATCTGGTCGGAGAGCTTCAGGCCTCGTCGTAATCCGCGCAAGCATGCAAATCGTCTGGCCCGCGCACATGGCAGCACCATAGGAATGGTGGTGGTTTGGGCGCAATCCACCCCGGCGCGGGGCGGGAGAGAACGTCGGCGGCGTCACAGAGCAGAGCATCGGTCGTATGAGGCTTCTGCCAGACATGCCCCTCAGTGTGAGCGGCACGCAACCGCCGCACCAGCTCCGCCCTCTCCTCGTCGGTGACTGGGGCGAACTCGGCGTCGATCAGGGAGGCGATCTCCACCGCATTGTCCGGCAGACCATAGCCGCTGAACGCGCGCTGAAGGATCTTCTCTGCCGCCCGCATGGCGGCTGCGGAGGGGGTGGTCATGAAATCACCTCGATCTTCACCTTGACGATCCGCCAGCCTTCTCGGCGGTATTGATCCCAGCGCTGTCCACCGAAAGCCAATCGGGCGGCGCTGGCCGTCTCCTGCACATATCCGAGGGCAAGATACGGAACGCCCTTCGTCGACATCGGCACGAACGCCGTCTCGGAATGGGGCTTTGGCTTGCGGGTGGTCATTCCGGCTTCTCCTGGCGATCCTTTTCCGACATCATCTCGCGCGCCGGAATCCGAGCGGCGTCGAGAAACATGCGAATTTGCTCCCATCGCGGGTCGATCTCGCGGCGGGCATAGGCCGTATCGGCGAGGCCTTTAAGCTGGCGATCGAACCTATCTGCCTCTGCTTCATTGGAGCGGTCGCGTTTGGTCACTGCTGCGGCTCCTTGCCCTCGTACAGCGCCATGACGGCATCGGCGGCTGGGGTGCTGTCAGGCATGGTGCTTCCTTTCCAGCAGATCATCTATGGCGGCGCGGGCTTCCAGCCACCGTTTTCCTTCATCAGTCGCCGTGCCTATTCCGCGATCAAGGTACGAGTAATTATGGTTATCAACCAGAACAGCCAGCGCATTGGCTATGCGCTCAAGATCTCTGGCGCCCCGATAATCATCGGCAATCGCCAACAGCACCGTCGCCTCCCGGTTGGCCTGCTCTGCCGTCATCTCACCCTCGGCCACGCGGATGGCGTTGATCTCGGCGCAGTGGGTGATGAGGGATTCGATCAGGGCGAGCTTTTCGGCGCGCGCGATGGTCATGCCGGCTTACCTTTCTGCTCGGCTTGCGCATGCTGCTTCAGGCTTTCCGCGTGCGACTCCGCTGTCCATGGCCATGGTGCCGGAACGGCGCTATACCGGACGCGTTGATCCTCTGGCCATTGTGCATTGATCCGTTCCGCCACAATGTTGAGTTCATCGCTCATTTTTAGCGCGGTTTCGTAGCCGTCGCACGCAATCACGTCGTCAGGGCCGCGGATGTGACAGCACCAGAGCATAGGCGGCCGCCGATATTCTGCCGCCACCTCCTCCAGCACTGCAAGCCATCGTCCTGCATCACATGCTGTGGAGATCATCGGGGCGCCGCGGAGGGCGGTGATCTCGGCCTCGATGGCGGAGAGGATGCTGGGGCGGGTCAGCGCGTGATCAGCAACGGACATGCTACTTTCTCTGCGGGCATTGGTGAAACATCAGCGGGATGAGCGAGCAGGACGACATCGCTGTCATCCCGCATGAAATGGACATACTGACCGTAACCGATGACGCGCGTGGCGGGCTCGCCGGCCACCAGGATGCGCTGACCGATTCCGGGCGGATCAGGAACGCGTTGAACCCGCGAGATCACCAGGAATTCATGGAATGACTTCGAGTAGACCTCATTGAACAGGCGCCAAGCCTGCGCCCGCGCCTTGCTGGGCGATCTCGCAGAGTAAAGAGTGTCGCTGTTGAAGCCGTAGACATGAACCTTGTAGGTGCGGATGGGCTTCATCACCATCGCTCGACCCTTCCGTCCATCCGTCGGCGAACACCGCTCGCGCGAGTTCCCGGCAGCGGGCGCCCCTTGGGCTGGCGCTTGATGCCGATGTGGCGGTCGCGAACCCGTTTGACCTTGGCGATATCGCCCTGATCCTTCGCGGTCTTCGGCCGGTCGCAGCACCAGCCGAGAACCTGACAGTTGTCGAGCATTGGTTCGCCGCCCATCCAGTCCGGGATGCGGTGGTCATAACGGAATCGGCCGGTCTGCAGCTTGAGGCCGCAGCGGGAGCCGTCGGGGTGCGTGCCTTCGCAGAAACCGCCGCAGCGCGCGAAGGCCTTCGCCTTCACCTTTGCCGGAAATTCTCGCCTCATGCCGCGCTCCTTGCGCCCTCGCGGGCGAGCGTTTCAGGTGACACGCCGATCATGCCGGACAAGATTTCGAGTACTGCAGTCTTGCTGGCCTGGAAGTCCGCTCGGCCCATGGCCTTCAACGACTGCGATTTGGCGGTGCAGACCTTGACGACAGCATCCCGCACCAGCACAACGGCAAATTCGTCCATCGGCTTAATGAATGCGGCGATGCGGCGCGCTTCAGCCTTCGATGAGCAGACGATCGATCGCTCATCGCGGAAGCCGGCCCGGATCAGTGCCCATTTGCGAAGCGCGTCAGGAGACGCGAAGTTTTCGGCGATGTCTTCACGCAGATTGCGCCAAGCTTCATCAACGGAAGCGAAGAAATGATCATGGCTGCGGCGCGAGCGCTGTTGTTCCTCGACCATCGTGTACGTCTGGCCGATGACATACTGCTGGTCGCAGAGCCTCTGAAATCGCTTCAGAGGAACCATCGCCTCTCCGTCCCACTCGAATGCCACCGGCGCAGTCATGCCGCCCTCCGTCGGATACGCTCGACAATCTCGGCGAGCTCGGAATTGAAGGCGTCGACCGCGGCGGCCAGATCGCGGATATAGGCCTCATCGCGCGCGGCGCGCTTGACGAACAGCGGCAGCCCCGGCCAGTAAATGGCCAGATCAATCCACTCCCGCTCGGCGACCCACAGCGCGCCTTGGCATTGCGCTCGGTGCTCTGGCGGGAAGTTGTCCTTCAGCAGGCAGTCGATCAGGAGCGCCGGCAGTTTGGTCTTGATCTCGAGCATTCCGACGGCGCCGACAAACGAGTCCGGACTGCAGCCCACCGGGCCATTGCGCACGAAACCGACGCGCTCTGGGTCGGCATCAGCCATGAAGGCATAGCAGGAGCGCGCCTCATCCTCCATCAGCTTGCCGCGCTCCATGTGCAAATTCGAGAACGTCTCCGCTGGCTCCCCAGTGAGAATCTCGCCAGCTAGGCGCAGCATGTAAGATCGTCGTGTCTTGCCCTCGCCCTTAGCGAGGATGGAATGGAACTCGGATGCCGTAGGGATGCCCATGCGGGCGCGGTGCCAATCCGGCGACCCCTGCTCGCAGTCAATGATCTGCATCATGGCGCGGCTCCACTCGTCGCGGCGCGCAGCCAGTATTTTGCGGTCGCTCGAATGTCGCGGTCGTCGGTGATGTTCTCGGCGACCCAACGAAGATAGTCGGCCGGGACATCTTTCCATTTCACGCCGCGATGCTTCTTGAGATAGCAGGTAACCAGCAACGCCGGTCCCGCGCTCCATCGGATCATATCCTCAAGGGAGCAGCGCGCCAGAAGTGCGCTCAGGATATGTGCGGTGACATAGGCATCAGGGCCGGCGCGGTGCGCCGGCAGCGCCAGCGCCGGATCGAGCTCAATGCCAAGCCAGTAGCGGAGAACCTGATTGCTATGAGTTGGGGCGTCGGGCCAGACGCGCAGCGCGCTTTTGTAACTGCAGACGAAGGGGCGGCCGAGGCCATCGAAAAAGCTCTGTTCGAAGTCCGCCTTATGCGCCACGAAGACATCCGTGCCATGACAAAGACCCGCAAGGACTTCAACTGCGGGACGCTTTCCGGCCACTTCGGCGTCGCGTATATGATGGACCGCCATCGCCTCTACCGAGATCGGGCGCCCGGGATCGACCAGGGTAGAGGATGGGTCGCCAATGGCGACGGCCCCGCCGGAATCCATCGTCACATCGCACCATCCGATTTCGCAAATGGCATGCTTGTCCGCCTCAGACGGGATGCCGGTTGTCTCGAAGTCGATGACGCGAATGACGGTCACGACTGCCCCCCTGCGGACTTCTTGGCATTGAGCATGGCGACAGCATCGTTGTATCTCTTGGCCGGGAGATCGGAGAGCTTTTCGATCTTGAAATACGTGAGGAAACGTTCCAGGCTTGCCTTTGTGCTGATCATCAGGCCGTTGATGGCCTGGACCTGTTCGTCTGTGATCTGGTCGGGAGCGCCCGCGGCCTTGCCGTCGTCGTCCTCGCCCTTGGTCACGATGTTGAGTGCCATCGTTGCCGCATAGCGCTTGCCATAGCTGATCGTGCTGCCGTAGGCTTGGACGTTGTTCTTACTGCCCGACACGTCGAGCGGCAGATCGATATAGGGCTCCTCGCGATGACCTTGCGTGTGGGACAGGATGCAGGTGACCCGCGTCTTGTGCGTGCCGGCGGGATCGACCACAGTCTCCTGGCGGAAACGGATGCCGAAGCCGTGCTTGGCGAGGATGGGCGTGATCGCCGGGCTGATGTCCTCCCAGCGGCCGAAGGCTTGGCTGAGCTTCTCGTCGGTGCGCTTCGAGGTGCCCTCGATCCGGCCCCTTTTGTCGATCACGGGCAGTTCGGGTTGCATCAAGGCGAATGCCGCGTCGAAGGCGACCTGGGCCTCGCGCGCCACGACGCGGTCCCGCATCGCCATCAGGCGGTCAAGCCTGTCAAGATCGATGCCGGGATCGCGCGCGACCCGCTCGATCATATGAAGCAGGGCCGCTGTCTCGCCTGTGGGTACAGGCAGGGCCGGCCCGGTCTGCTGCAATGCGATGGCGTTGGTGTTCATGATCATCTCCTCACCCGCGGCTCTCGCCGACGGCGCTCCGAAATCCAGGACTGTACGTGGACGGCCAGCGGCTCCAGGCCTCTTGCATGCTCGCGCGCGACGAGGGCGGCCTTGTTGGCTGCGACCAGATCGCCAGCGTCGGCCGCCTGGCGCAGGTCGGCGCAGGCCCGGAGCACTGCGGCGGCGTCGGCTTCGATCTCGTCGATCAGGAGAACCAAGCCGGGCAGGGGATGGGCCTCGCGCTTCGGGCGGGCTGCTCCGTTGTGCTGGAGCGCTGCGGGGCGTTCGTCGGGCGGGAGGGACACGATGGCGTGGCGGCTCATCACCACTTCTTTCCTTGCGCGGCTTGCCGGGCCTCATGCCTGTGATCGGCACGCTTCTTGTTGTAGGCGCGTTTCTCCTGATAAGCGCCCTCAAGGTCATAGCCGTGGGCGCCGGCATAGTCGAAGATGCGAATGAGGGTGTCGGCAAGCTCGACCTCAGCCATGCGTCGGTGAGGCAGCTTGTCATCCGGAAGATCTTTGCGTTCGCCCTCCATGCATTCCGAAATCTCGGAATGGATCAGGCAGAGCAACTCGCCTTTATTGCGGGCGAGACGATTGCCTGCAGCGTCGTACCACCACTGAGCATTATCGGAGTGCGACTCGTCGCGATAGTCGTTGAGGTTCATCTCAGGCTCCACATCCAACCGCCACCCATACAAGGAGGGCGGCAAGAAAACCAAGCATGGCGACCCCCTCGGCGATCATGGCGGTGATGAGGGCGTAGTCGCCGAAGCCGTAGGCCCAGCGGAAATCACTCATGATTTCTGCTCCTGCGCGCGGAGGACGGCGGCGCGGGCAGCTACTACCTCGGGTTCCGTTTCCGGATCCCAGAAACCGCAATCGCCGCTTCCCGCCAGTTCCACGTATCGCTCGGTCATTCCGCCCAGCGCCGCCAGCAGCTCGTCGCGCTGCTGCTTGAGGGCGGGAGCGGAGGCGATCAGGCG